TGTATATCTTACGGGCAACCCGCAAATTACGTTCTGGAAGGTGACTTACCGTCGCCACACGAACTTCGCCATGGAATCTATTGAGCAAACTTTCAACGGTCAAGCTGATTTTGGTCGTCGTGTAACATGCACCGTTTCCCGCAACGGTGATCTTGCTTTCCGTACTTACCTTCAAGTGACTCTCCCTGAAATTGGTCAATCTCTTGGGAGCGGGGATGATGTTTATGCTCGCTGGTTAGATTTCCCTGGCCACCAACTCATTGAGAACGTGGAAGTAGAAATTGGAGGTCAACGCATTGAGAAACAATACGGTGACTGGATGCATATCTGGTGCCAACTTACCATGGACAAGAATCAAGAAGCCGGTTATTACAAGATGATTGGTAACACCACTCAACTCACTTTCATCACGGACCCTTCGTATGCCGATGTGGATGGTCCTTGTGACTCGAACGCTCCTCGTCAAGTGTGCGCTCCTCGTAATGCGCTCCCAGAAACCACTCTTTACGTACCTCTTCAATTCTGGTTCTGCTGCAACCCTGGTCTTGCGCTCCCTCTCATTGCCCTTCAATACCATGAAGTAAAGATTAACCTTGACCTTCGTGCGATCGACGAGTGCCTCTGGGCGGTGAAATCGCTTGAGGGAACGGGTGACCAAAAGACGACTCAAGCATACTCGCAATCGCTTGTTTCGGCGTCGCTCTACGTAGACTACATCTACCTTGACACCGATGAACGCCGCCGCATGGCCCAAAACCCGCATGAATACCTCATTGAACAACTTCAATACACGGGTGCGGAATCCGTTGGTTCGTCGGCCAACAAAGTACGTCTTAACTTCAACCACCCGTGCAAGGAACTCGTTTGGGTTGTACAACCGGATTGCCATGTTGATTACTGCGCTTCTTTAGAAGGTGGCCAAACTCTTTTCAAGGCTCTTGGCGCGCAACCGTTCAATTACACGGATGCCACTGACGCTCTCCCTAACTCCATTAAGGCGTTCGGCAGTGACGCTACCCTTGACGGTACTACCGCCTTCATTAGCAATGGTTTATTCGAAAACGCTGTAAACAGTGATGTTGTAGTAACCGCTGGAGCAACCAGTGTCCCTACTGCGGCGTCGGATGCGGCAACCTTCGTTCTTGCGGAAACCTCGCTTGACATGCACTGCTGGGGCGAAAACCCGGTTGTAACTGCCAAACTTCAACTCAACGGCCAAGACCGCTTCTCGGAGCGTGAAGGTACCTACTTCGACCAAGTTCAACCGTGGCAACACCACACCCGCGCTCCGGACACCGGCGTGAACGTCTACTCGTTCGCCCTCCGCCCGGAAGAGCACCAACCGTCGGGCACCTGCAATATGTCGCGCATTGATAACGCCACCCTTCAACTCGTCCTCTCGAACGCCACCGTAGAATCCACCAACACTGCCAAGGTCCGTGTGTACGCGCGCAACTACAACGTACTCCGCATCATGTCCGGCATGGGTGGTCTCGCGTACTCCAACTAAATATAATTTCCATTGATTCTATCTTATAGATAAATAGTCCATTGATTCTATCTTATAAATTAAATAGTCCATGTATTTAATTTATTGATTTTTATTATATGAAACAGTATTTCGTTTATTTACTAGAATCTACAAATCATAATACTTATGTAGGTGCAACAGTTGATTTGGATCATCGTTTAAGGCAACATAATGGCGAACTGAAAGGGGGCGCAAGAGCAACTACCATGAAAGTAAAAAAAGGAGAAACGTGGAAAAGAGTATGTCATATAGAAGGATTTCCTAGTTGGTCGGAAGCTTTGAAATTTGAATGGGCGTGGAAATTTTATTCTAGAAAATTAAGTAAAACCCTTTTTCCTTTAGATAGACGAAAAAAAGCGCTAGAAACAGTATTGTCTCTTGAAAAACCCACCTCTAAGGCAATACCCTATAATGAATGGGAAACATCAATCAAGATTATTTGGGAAAACGAAGAAAATATAAGTTATGAAAATGCATAATAAATAGAGAAATCTGATAATATACCTATTAAAAAAGAATAAAATAGTTATATATAGTATAAATGGCATTTAGGAAAAATTACCGAAAAACAAAAAAACGCGGAGGGGCGGCGGTGGTGAAGGCGAACCCGGCGGCGAACGAGGGGGCGGCGAACGAGGGGGCGGCGAACGAGGGGGACGAGGCAGAGGCGGAGGAAAGGAGAAGATTATTTTGGAAGACTGTTCTAAAGAATGCCTTGCCGAAAGTGGAGTCGAAGGAAATGTCATACATTGACTTAGAAAGTAAAATCGTAATTGCAAAAGATTTTAATGTGGATAAAGAACTCATCCTTAGGGCGGAGGCGGCGGCGGAGAAGGCGAAGGCGGATGAGAAGAAGGCGAAGGCGGATGAGAAGAAGTTTCTAGGGCACTTACAAGTCCTCGAACGTGCTGGCGCCCTCAAAGCAGTAGACGACGAGCCAGTGGATCCGGAACAACGAAAAAAAATGATGAAAGAGAAGGGGTCCTTTCACAAGGATAGTTATGCGACGAAGAATATAAAGAGTGTAAGTAAGGAACTTCTAGAAACATATAACTTACAACGAAAAACCAAATCCAAAAAAGAGTATTCTCGTGTACACAAGTTGCTTTACCCTAAGATGACAAACCAAGATAGGTCTTCTAAACCAACAAATACATTAGAAAAGGAGGTAGATTATGAACTGGAATATAAAATAGAAGAACTAAATGTGCAACTATTGAAACCTCTCGCAATTTTTGTTTATCAAAATTATACTAATAATTTTGAAATAGATATTGAAAAAATAAAGAATATAATCCTAGTCATATATAAGAACCCTTCACTGAAATATACTATATATGGTCACGTAACTAAATTATTACTACCATTCAGTAACGCTGAAAAAAAACAATCGATGAAAAAACTAAATCAGTTGTACAAAACACATGTTCCTAACCACTCTAGTAGTGTTTATAGTAGTGTTTATAGTAGTGTTTTTAAACGTAGTATGAAGGATCAATTGGATGAAGAGGAGAAGAAGGCGAAGGCGATTGATACGTCTGAAGTTCTGGGAAAAAAGAGTAGCAATAAGATTAAGGATAGGCAGGGTGCTATGCAGAATGGGGATAATGAGATGGCGGCGGCGGCGGCGGCGGGCGGCGGCAAACGACGTAACACTCGTCGTCATAAAAAGAAAGCGAATCAAACCCATCACAAAAAACGCCGAAGAAACTCCAGAAAAAAACATAACACACGAAGAAAAAGATAATAATATAATAAATTTAATTTTATTATATTAATAAATGACATAAAAACACTGCACCTTTTGTAAATAGGTTTATAATGTATCATAACAAAACGATACTCATCACCGGAGCCAGTTCCGGATTGGGGCGAAATATGGCGCTCCATTATGCGAAACAAGGCGGGAAAATCATCAATATTAGTCGTAGTATTCCAAAAATGACATCACTACAATCTCACCTAAAAAGGGTAAACGACCAAGATCATTTGTATTACTCTGCCGATGTGAGTGATTACCAAAAGATTCACTCCATTCAACAAGAATTAAAGGCGCAACATATTTTTCCGGATGTCATTGTGCATAACGCGGCAGGAAATTTTCTTGCCCCTTTTCAAAGTTTATCGGAAAATGCATGGAAACGCATCATCGATATTGTGTTACATGGCGCCTTCAATGTATACCACGTATTTGGAAAAGAAATGATATCTCAAAAGAAAAAGGGGGTGTTTCTTCACGTCTCCACCACGTATGCGACCACGGGTTCTGCACTTGTCATTCCGTCAGCGGTGGCGAAGTCGGGAGTAGACCAATTGATGCGCGGATTAAGCGTGGAATGGGGAAAATACGACATACGATTCGTGGGAATTGCACCGGGTCCCATTGAAGGGTCGGGTGGCGCAGACAAACTAGACCCCTTGGGTTTATTCAAATATTACAATCAATACACGAATCCTCGAAAACGTATGTGTAGTCAAGATGAAATTTCGGAATTGGCCATGTTTTTGACAAGTGAAAAGGCGGATTACATTAACGGCGAAATTGTGACCATTGACGGAGGCGAAGTTGTGAAAAATAGCGGAGAATTTAACTTCTTTACCAATATTCCTTATTATGAATCCATGTTCCGAAAATAAACAGGTGTCTTTATATAGAATGAATGATCACTATTATGATATTATTATTTCTTATTTACCCCTTTATCAACGACCCATTGTTCAAAGAAAATATAGGTATCTAATGGGAGAAAGGAAGAAGTTGAACTATTTACCTTTCTATGTGAATATAATTTTACATGCAGGGAGTACTTGTTTTAAGTATTGTGTATGTAGAATTATCGATGAAAAAGAAAAATATGAATGTTATCAAAATATGGTATCGTGTTATAATTAACGCAAACGAAGCACAAGATGCAACGTAGATTCTTTCTGGATGTTGTAATCCGAAAGGGTGCGACCATCTTCCAGTTGTTTTCCGGCGAAAATGAGTCGCTGTTGGTCTGGTGGAATACCTTCTTTGTCTTGTATCTTTTGTTTTACATTCTCAATCGTGTCAGAGGGTTCGACATCCAAAGTAATGGTCTTACCGGTAAGCGTTTTTACAAAAATTTGCATTCTCTATATAAAGTACAATGAGAAATTATCTTTAACTCAATTTATAAATAATATTATGGGTATGTATAATATGCCACGTCATCATCTTGTTTTTGTTTCATCATGTTACAAAATGTGACAATCACAATGAAAACAAAGTCACGCTAATCAAAGGAATAATCAAATAATAAATGTCGAATTTCTTCACATTCTTCATAATGTATGTAGTATTCATCTATACATTTTGCCGAATAAATTTTAGAAAGTTCATTACGAACTTGTTTAAAGGTGATTTGGGATGATTTTGGAATGTCTTTTATCGTGGGTTCCTTTTTTTTTGCACCTTTTATTTGGTCGGAAATGAGTTGAAGCGCACGGACACTCATGACTTATATATTCTTAAGAGAAAGAATAATAAAAATTGAATGTAAAAAAGACAAATGTATCTATCTTAAAAATGAAAATGAACGAAACCATTAAAATGTATATCAAAGAAACGGTTATATTCTTGATCATATATACATTTTGGTGTTTATCCCATGGAATCAGTACCGAACTCTTTTATCTATATTGTCAACCTAAATCATTGACAGAATATATATTCATTCCCTTTTATAACGAGATTCCTTATTGTCGCGCACTCATTTGGGTACAGTGTAATTCACATAAAACATCGCAACAACTACTTCTTTCCAGTGTAACTTGGGCCATGCGGGTTCTTACGAATCATATGATGTTGGAGATCA